TTTCGTCATTCTTAACTAATGCGTGTTTTCCATTAATTTTCATTAATTTCTCCTTTAAAAAGGGGGTACTTAAAAGCACCCCCAGTTAGTTTTACCATTTATCCCACGTATGAAGGGACATAGACACCTCACACGGCCCCAGCCCAACACCAGCATTAAAATGGTATCCATTCAGATAGTGCAAACCACCTTCCAAATGAAACAGCCATAACAAAGTCATTCTAAAGGAACGACTCTTATCTGTTTTAGCTCTATTTATTTTAATTAAACTCATATCGCTTTCTCCATCACAAACCCTTTTGTATCAGGCTGATGAACAAAGCGCATATCTTTTTTATCGAACTTAAACATCAGCTTAATACTACCATCATCTCTAGCTTTCTCAGAATGCAATGAACGTAAATCATCATTGTTTTCACCATTAATAGCTAAGACTTTATCTGCTTTCTGAACCACATTTGTACTACCTTTTAAACTGGTAATTGTTGTGATACCATCATGCATCGCTTGTTTATTAATATGATGTACAGCAATAATTATACATTCTTGACTTTGAGCTGTCGCTTTCAATCCATTTATTATATCATTCATCTTACTTAATTCATCAGAACCAGCACCTTTTACCCAAACCATATCAGTTGTATCTACTACAACAATCTTTGGTTGAATTCGAGCAATCGTTTCTTGCAACTTCCCTAATTCTGGCGATTCACACAGAATATTTATATGCTTAAAAGCTTTATAATATTCAGGCTTTGGTGTACCTTCAAGATTTAATTCAGCTTGTTGTGGCTTTCTGTATGCAGAGATAACATCTTCTTTACTTAAAGATGCAGTCATCTGTACAAAACGCCTAAATGTTAAATGGAAACTGTTTTCTAATGATAGAAACAAACAGCTCATGTTGGTTAACATTGCAACAAGATTCATAACCCAAGTAGACTTACCCAGCCCAGTATTGCCAGTAACAATAACCAGTTCACCAGGATATACCCAGAAATCACTATCCATCTCATATAAATCAGCAAAGTTAAAAGCCATGTCTGTAAAATCTTTTGACATAAACTCTTCAAACTTTTCTTCCATATCAGATGGATTCATAATGTTTAAATTGTAATCCTTATGTTTAAAATGAATACAATTAGGTTTGCAGTGCTTTGACATAATAAAGTCACTACAGCTGTATTCGTATTTTTCATCAAACACACGATTAGAACATCTTTTTGCTTCATCAGGTAAACCTGACCATTGCGCTAAAGTATGTTCAACAACTTTCTTTGGCATTCCATTTCGTCTCATCCAAGAAGCAATACGCATCATTGTTTCGTTACGCTCACCAGCAGGAGGAGTAGAACCAAGTACACTTTGCATACAGGTTACAACACTATTAGGGTCAATCTTAAACTCAGTTCTAACAGTAGTTGGATTCTTAGTATTAAAGCTAGGATATATTATATACTCAGATAAATAAGGCTTTACATCCCAATTAGAATTAACTTCATCAATAGGGCCATATTTAATATCGCATGCAACAGAAGCAGTTTTGATTTTATCTATAGTTGTTTCATTAAACTGAGAAACAGTAAAAGGAACTTTGAAATTTCCTTTCTTTCTATTGTAAGAAAATCCAGCTCTTATTAACCTAGCTCCATCGTAAATAGAATCACAATCAGGGAATAAAGAAGTTAATGTTTCTTTAACTGTGCTAGGTAAGGTAGTAGATGGTGAAAAACCAAATATGTTAGGCATTTCAATATGAAAACCTGTACCACTATACCATATTAGTATATGTTCTTTATCAATACTTAAATCATTTATCATTTCAGTATTAACAAGAAATTTAACAGCATCATATAGTTGAGTATCGTCTAGGTCTTTTTTGTCATAATCCAGTATAATATTATCTATATAATAAACGCCATTATACCCTTGTATAGACCCAGTGGCTTTAATATGTTGTTCAAGTTGCTCATCAAATACATACCAACTACGATATGTTTCTGTTCTGGATTCTCTATCAAATATATAATCAGGCATTTTTTCAATATGTATTGCTTGACTACGATTAGACACATGTCCTGTGGCAACTTCCACCATACGAATATCACTATTCATTTATTAAAGCTCATCTATATCACCATATTCCCACCAACCTGACTCTTGATTTTCTATAAACATGCCTCCGTCTATTTCACCATTTGCTATTTGTAATTTAATATCTTCGATAGATTTAGCTTCTACATCGCAATAAAGTTCACTACCCATTTCTGCGTATATTCTAAATTTCTTCATTTATCAAAGCTCATCTATAGCACTTTGATGTATAACATCTTCTTTAATATTTAAAATAGCATACCTTGCATTTTCTAAATAGTTTATTGCGTTATCTATTTCGAGATGAAGTTCATTTAACTCTTCTTTTGTAAAAGTAGTATTATCATCCATTTGCAAATCCTATTTGATAATGTTTCTGAGCTGAGTTATTTACTTTCTTTTCTACAACACTAATACCATATTTGTGCAATGTAGAATTATTTTTATCAACATTATATTCTTCACGTAAACTTCTCCACAATCTGCTTAAAGTATCAGGAGAAACTGTTTTGTTATACATAGTATTTAAATACAAAACAGCGTCTAATTGAATAACATGATTACCTATGGTAGTTCCTCGTTTATTTTTAAGGAACTCAAGAAGCATGACAGAGTTGCCACGCTTCTTGATACCAGTAGTTCTATTTAGTACTTTACTAAAATCAAACGACATTAGCCTAATACTGCATCCAATTCAGATTCAGCGCTAGTTTTACCACCTGGGAGATTATCCCACATAGTATTTAACTTCTTATTCTGAACTTCTGTTCTGTTAGTATGTAGATACTTACTTGGTTTGCTATCAAACTTATTCCACAAAGTTATTAAATCCTTTATGGCATTTTCGTTGTTAGCTGATTCAAAGTAAAACCAAGTCTCACGACTATATTTACCATTAGAATCATACTGAAGCATATATACTTCTCTATCAAGTAAGTCAGCTAATACATCATCGCTGATTGAACCATCTTCATTAATAAGACTGTTCTTATTTTCAATACCAGTCGCTATTAGAAAGTCTCTTACTTTCCAACTACCGCCTTGAACTCCTCCCTTAGTAGTACCCCAATCAACGAATTTATCTCCGTCTTTTTTGTGTTTACCACCAAGAAAAAATTTCTTAGGAAATTTACCCCTACCAGACACATCATCACCTTCAATGCGAAGATTGCAATCATTCCAATCAACAGGGTTATTTTCAGCAACTGTTATTTTAATACGGTCAATGTAAACACCTTTAGGCCAGTCTTTTTGTGTTTGACCATTACCACCAGTGCTTTTCTCTAATGCAAATCCCATTTACGCCTCCTTTAGCTTGAGTTTTGTTTTTAAAGCAATCAAATCGCCTTTAGTACGGCCTTCAACATTTAACCATTCTAAGCTTTTCTCACGAACATCATCTTTTAAATCGGTCTTTTCATCGAGAATAATCTTGCCTAATTCAGTTATTGCTTTCTTTGTTGCTTTCATATTGTTTTGACGTCCAGCTTCAACATCTTCTATTAAAGATTGAGCTATTACATCACCTATTACAACACCACCAACTTTCCAATCAGCATCTTTTAGCTTTTTGATTCTAGCTTTATCAGTATCAGTAGTTTTAGGGTCACGCATTAACTTGTCTAGCTTTACGTTTTGGTCAACGGTTATTTCTCCCTCTTTAGGAGCATTTCCATCTAACCTAGTTTCAGTAGCCATTATCTCACGAAGGTCTTCATTCATCCATAAACTGATACCATAACCAGTTAATGTTGAAACACCTTTAGCTAATGCTCTACGATATGTGTTCTCTATTTGAGCTGAATTAGGATTGCTTAACGCTTGATTGCGTTTATCCCTAACAGCTAAATACTCATTATGAGTATAAGAGTTGCCATCTTCAGTTTCGTAATGTATCTTGCAATGTACTTGTACAGACCCATCTGGCATCATAACGCCAAATAAAGGTTTGCCATCGTATTCATAGATTACATTCTCATGAGTGGCAGTAGGGTAGAGTTGCTTTAATTTATCCCAGCAAACAGACCAAGATAAATAATCAGCAGAATACCCTGTATTTAATGTTTCCTTAACAGAATCGTAATTTTCATTACTTAACTGATAAGGATGAGGTGCATGAATTAATTCCATTAAGCAGTTCCTCCAATCATTGTTTTTCTGTGTTTTTGAGCAATCTGATTAGCTACAAAGAAAGCTTGTTTCTTATATCTACTAGATGCTCCAAATTGAGTAGCTTTTACCCAATCTTGTTTATGAGACTTAATATGGTCATGGTATTCTGTTATGGCATTATACGCATCCCATAATGTCTCGCCTTTATTTCCTTTACCAGTATAAAACGCTTGTTTAATACTATTATATACTGGAAGAGCTTTGTTTCTTGTAAGTATTCCTAAGTCTTTATTTGACTCTTTATGCCTGTTATTTAAAAATGGCATTACAGCATCTAAATAAATATCTAAGTCTTTCTCATTCATAGGTACATCTACAAAAGAGTTCATTGAATCAACTGCCATAGCAATATTACCTTGACGGTCTTTAAGCTTATCTGTTAATTCAGTGACTCTATCTTTAATGCTACTAGTATGTCTTAACTTATATTCAAATGTTTTCTTACCTGAAAGAGAAGCAGATAATGTATTCTGACAGACTACACGTATAAACACATCACGAAAACAGCTACCAGAGCTACCATCGTGACTAGTATATAATAATACGTAATCTAACACCTTATCATCACCAACTAAGTAATGGTCAGGGGTCTTAGCAAGAATCCATACACGCTTACCATCATCAATAGAACCAGCAGTTTCTAACGTATAACCATAATCTTGTATTACGTTAAATGGTGCAAAAGCATCTACATTTTGTAATATTTCATACTTAGTGCCAACATTACCTAAAACTGTGCCGTTATCTCTTACAGTTACGAAATGGCCTGTTTCTTTTTTTGTAAATTGAAAATCATCTTCATAGAATGTAGGTTTCTTTTCTACTTTCCAATCTAATCCAGCCAATTCTAAAGCATCTTCAATATCAGGTGCTTTCTCTAACGGAGTACCAAGGCCATGCCAAGGTGTTTCTCCAACATAAAACATACTTTCAATCATATGTGACATTATTCTTCCTCCTCTTTAAAACCGTGATAACCCATTGATTTTAATTTATCTTCTACTTTAGACTCTACAGAACCATTTAAGTCAGTTTCAACTTTAGCCTGTACTTCATCATAAGTAGGTTGTCCTAATAATTTCCAAATTCTATCCATATACTTTTTTCCATCACTAGACATTCTTTGTCTATCTACTATTTCCAGTTGAGATAGATTACTTATTAAGTCTTTAAATCTATCTGTAGCAATATTTGCAAATATCTTACTCATGCGTTCTCCTTATTAAGAAATAATTTATATTCATGTTCATATTTCCAAGGTTTTTCTACAACATAAATAAGCTCTTTAATTTCTTCAATAAAGAACTCATCTACTAACCAATGTAAGAAAGATGGGAAGTCATCATTTAGAATGTTTAGCATATCAACTTCTTGCCAATGTTTTCTAGGATAGTTAAAATCGTGGTGTTCTTCTTTAACTGGCATTTGAATAGTTACCTACAGCTACATAAAACAATTCAGGAGTTAATCTTTTTAGATTGCCTTCATTGCATCTTTTAGCCATTTTTCTAGTTTGTTCTAATAATTCACGATTAATCATGTCCATAGAACCAACACCTAGCTGAATTCCTTCTTTGCTAAATGCTTTTCTTATTATTGTTTGATTTATTTTCATTATCAACCTTTTGTTTAATTTGTAATAACTTAGCAGATATGTACACACAAGCGTCTAAAGTTTCCTCTAAAGCTTCTTGTACCCATTCTCTGCCATCATTTATATCAACCTCATTAGCATATTGTTTTTTACCAATTTCTAATCTATCGGCTATTAGTTTAATTATTGTTTTATTCAAAACTCCCCCAAGACTAGTAAATTGAGGGAGCTTATGAATGTTCTTCTAATTAGTAGCATACAACCTATTACGGGCGTAATTAATAAGTTCTATGTCTTGCTTGATACTTTTATCTAACATTCTATACATTTTAGAAGAACTCGAGTGGGCAATTTTATATCCAAGTTTAACTGAATCTTTTTGTTTTAACTTGGCAATAAACTTAACAAGTTCATATTTATTCATATTACGAACTTTAATTATTTCTTGGGCGTATGCATCGCCCTTAATTAAAGCTCTTATCTTGTCAGTTTGTGAGGATATATTCTTATATGAAATTGAATACATCTTATTTAATACTTGTTGTTTTATATGCATATGTGGTTTCCTAACTTAGTTAAAGATTACATATATGTCAATTTTTATTTAACATATTAAAAAAATAAATTTATTTATTGTATAAAAGTGTAATGTTTGATAGGTTTTATTCATAAATCGTTGAGGCGTACAATGAATAACAAAAAAAGAATATTAGATTTTCTAAATAATACAGATGTCCCACTAAGTGTAATTAGTAAAAATGTAGGAGTCTCTAGGAATACCTTATATAATTGGATAAAAGGTGGCCCTATAAGGTTAAAAAATGAAAAAACTTTTATTAATTATATAAATTCTAAAATAAATATTAGTGGAGAACATGAAATGGAAGCTCAATATATTATTGATTTACAAAAAGAAAAAATTGAAAGGCTAGAGGAAGTTAATAATCAATTAAAACAAAACGCATATTCTGTACAATCTAAAAAATGGGATGACCTTCCATGTGATTTTTATTCAGATGTGCTTGTATCATTTGTACCATTTAAACGTGTTGTTAAAGAAATGAATGGGCATGGGGTAACTGAACTCGCTGAAAGATTGGAGTTAAACGAAGATGTTTTGCTTAAAGATTATTTTTCTATAGGGAAATGGCATGAATTTAATGCTCACCCAGTTAATGATATTATTGAGCCTAAAACTTTAAAAGAGTTACAAGGGTTATCTGTTCAGATGCCTAGTTTATTTGAATCTTTAAAATTATTAGTAGGTGAACATTATTTTCAGCAATTAATAACTTATAAACATAAAGATAAAGTTGTGCATTCACTTTGTAATATTAGAATACATTGGCTAACTAGCCCTCACAGAGCTGAATGCAAAACTCAATTTATCATAGACTAATAAAATATTTAACTAGGCGCAGGTGACATCTACGCCCAGTAATTATAAGCAATCTATGCAAGTTTCTTTTGCACAATTATAAGCTGGGAAATCATCATATTTCAGTATTTTACTAGTATCGTATCTCTCGTATTCCCAGCACTTTCCGCAATTTGTGCAATGTTTAACTTTAAACACATCCCTTTCTTTAGGACTTTTTCTTAATATTCGTCCTTCTAAGTACCAAGGGATTTGAGTATCATCATAATTGCCTATCGCCCTATTCGGGTTCTTCTCCGAATTATTCATCTAATTCTTTCATTTCTTTTTCAGTTAATCTAAATTTTTCCATATCATCATAAAGAGTATTTCGTAATTCATCTATTCTGCCTGTATCTATCATTAATAAATACAAACTTATTCTATTTGGTTTGTAGCCATAATGTAAGCCACGCTTTTTTTCATCCATTTTAATGTTCCTTAAATTATTAAACCCCCTTACTTATCAACTTACCAAGCTATATGCGTTAAGCTAGAGTCCATAAAATAGGAATGTGAGAGGTAAGGATTTGTTTCAGGGGGTTTAAGATTATTTCCAGCTAGGTTCTAAATCTTGATTAGCTAGATAATGCATTTCTAATAATTTTTCAGCAAGTGGTTTGTCGACATGAAAGTCTTCCATCATGTAATGAAGAACATCGTTTTTCTTTACTTCATGCTCTTCAATATCACCAAGCCAATCACCTAAATGCATAGAAATTAATAAGTTGTCTAACACTACATCTTGTTCTGTTATCATCTATATTCTTTCCATTCTTTATAAAAATAATACATCATTATTCCGTAGGCAATAAACAGCAGGGTGCCAAATACAATTGGCTCTTCTATGTATTGCATTATGAATATTTATTATTTAAATCAGAATAATTTTTAAGTATGTAAATCCATTCTTGTTTACTTAAAGATGTCATTTGTCTAGCTCTTGGGTCTAACATATTATATGCTCCAGACTCTTGGACATCTTTGAACTGATTGAATTCACTTTTATTTATAGTTATGTTCATGGCATTTTATTCTCCTGTGTTAATTAAAGATTTGCCTAATAAATAGTCAAAAGAGGATATATGAAAGGAACTAATTATGAGTCATTAGTTTAAAAGAAACCCCTACTTATGCTTTATTAGGCAATACTACCGCATAACATGTAGTTTAATGTAAAGTTGGACATTGCTGTGTTTTTGTGGGTGTGTGTCAGCAATGACCTTTTTGTTTAAATTATATTTCAGCTTCCATATGTAAATAACTTTCAGATGGATTGTCATCAAAGAAATCAAGTATCTGCATACCTAGTAACCAATCAGCATAATCAGTAAGCATTTCTTTTATTACATCTAAATTTCCACTTAAACCTCTGACTTTTGCATAATCAGATAGTTCTTCATCATTATAACCCCTATCTTGATTAAAAAAGTCTTCATAAACTTCTAAATAATCACCCATATCATCTTCTATTTTTATTAATTGGTCATAAATAAAATCATCTTTTGGTATTTCATAATTAATATGGCTTTGGTTTTCTACTGCACCAAATCTTTCTGGACTAGTACTACTTTGCACAGCAAACCAGAATTTACCCTCAATATCTCCTGAATAATATCTTCCCATTTTATTCTCCTTTTATTTTTCTATTATTAAATAAAGGCTGTTTTAACGATAACTTTTACCCAGTCACTCGAGTACTTGAAAGTCAAAAGCAGAGGTAATACAAAACAACGACCTTACTTTGTAGTGGCGAGTTCAGATATCCTAGGAATATTTGACTGGCAGACCACGTTTCGGCATCATGTTTTATATTCAGCCTTTATTTTTTAGCTAAACTTAAATATTTGAATTGCACCTGTCCCCGTTGGTTAGATATACCCGTTACGGTTTTAATATAACAATGCGCTCTTTAGTACAGCGTTTACATTGCTTACAGCACCTAACACACCTGATAGCTAATCAGTCCCGTAGGCTTTAATACTGCCCGATTCATCGCTCTTCAGCTTCTTCGGTAATAGAGAATATATATTATACGACCTAACGACAGCTTAACATTGCTTGTATGAACCACATCTCTTTAGGAGACCCTGTTACACATACTACAGTTACTACAACTGTTATCGTTTTTATGCATACCAATATATTAGTGGTAATAGCATAACTAGGAAGATACTAAAGAATAGTCTTAGTAACTCTACTATATTAAAATGGTTACACATATCAAGTGCAATTCAGTAATAAATACTTTGTCGATTGTTCATTACTACATACGATTAATTTTAAATGTGGTATATATTAATTTCGTACTCCACTTTTTGATACAATCGACAAGATACAATAATGTCTTCGTTTTTATCATCTTCATAAATAAATAAATCATACGCATTTCTGTTGCCAGGCTCGTTACACCCCGAATCTTATTCAATTAAATCAACCGTTAATCAGTTGTTGCCTAGCTTCAGCAATTGCAGATATGTACGTAGGATATTCATCTCTACTAACTTCTACAATTGAACCAAAAGCAGACTCAAACAACCAATATCTTGCTGTATTCATTAGCAATGACATAGGTAATCCTTTCGTTTTTTATAATAAGCATTGGTTTTTATGCACGGATTTGAAAAGGGTCTGCACACGCAAACCCTCATCAACTAAGCACCCAATATGATATCATCAAGCTCATCAGTATTATCATCTTTAGCCTTAAGCTCAACACGATTCATAACGAATGACTTTGTCCCAACGAATTGAGAGTTAGCATCATTAGGCTCAGTTTGCTCAAACTTCTGAGACTTGGCATAAGCCATTAACTTGGCCTTAGCTCTTTGAATCACATCAGGCTTATCAGAACAAGACACGAAGATAGCTGAACACTTATCAGCCCATATCTTACCATTCGCTCTAACAATATCCATATCGGATAAAGAATTAACACGTCCAAGCTCAGTACCTTTATCATTTACAAAAGTAATTGTCATAATACACCTCATAATTAGTTAATTAAAACACTAACAATAACTGCTAGCTAAAAAGAGACAGGGGCCAGCTGAAGTGCAGGCTGGTGTACAACTTCTGTTGAGACACAACATGAATGGCAATAATTCTCAACGAAAAAGTACACCCCATGCACCTTCAGGCTGGGGGGTAGTAATGGTATATATTACACTCACCCACTCTAACATAATTTTTTCAAAATTTTCCTACGTAGTGTTTCCATAGTGCCATTAGGTATTTTCCAGTATGGAAATAGAAAAATGGAATCAGGAAAAACTACGTTTTGAAAAAGCAGAGGCTACTGAATCTGATATAGATGACTTATTCTACGTTTTTGAGTATTCTAACGCAGAAGCAAGTATTGAAGAAACAAAACAGACTATCATGGAGAATAAAATGGAGTTTATAGCCGAGTTAATAGAGAAAAATAAAAAAAATTGAAATTTCCCTTGACATTCACCCTAGTAAAGTTGTTTTTTTACAGTATATATACTACAGTAGGTATATATACAGTAGGTAAAACAGCTGTATATATCTATATACTGTAGTATGATAGAAATCGCTCCAGGCAAAAAACACCCTAAAGATAAAATCATCTTTGTAAATGGGCATCAAATCACATTTGAGGAGCTGGCGTGGGTTTTAGTCACGTTTTGTCATAACGAAGAAGTTATTTACCCCAAGCCTCGTTATCAGGGGGCAAACTATTTTAAACGATTCCTCAATGAATGCATGGATAACTTGGATGTATCCCAAGAAATCATGGATAAATACAAACTACCAAAGAAAATACATGGACTTCCTATCAAGAAAATTGAAAATTAATAACTGGGAAGAAATTACCTACCCAATTATGACGGAACAGGAGGCAAAAGAACGTGAACTCAAGTATGTTTACTGGAAAAAGGCAAAAACAGGGGATTTAGCCCTTTCAGATGATGGATATGTTGCAGAATGCCTTAAAAGAGCCAAATATAAGAAAGCCAACCAAGTTGTAGTACCATATGGTAGGATGTGGATAAACGATAATGCAAAGTTATTGTACGAACCTCATCGCGATACGGGCCAATATTCTCAAACTGGAACTAGGACATGGGTTGAGCGAGAAGCGAGCCTAGAGCGTACAAAAAACGCCGTAAAACTATATGTTAACATGATGCTTGGCACTGGAAAAATAGATTGGGACAAGGTAGGTAACGCATATCGCCCAGACCAGGCAAAGCCAGCAGTAACTGCAAAACGATTATTTAAACAAAAAAGGATATCAGGTATGGTAGACCAACAAATACAAGAATACTTAGATGAAAGAGAATTAAATCAGGGAGATGTCCTTGATGTAATAGCAGAAGCCATTACAATTGCTCGAAATAATGCTGACCCCAGCAATATGTTACGTGGGGCAGAGCAATATATTAAAATAATGGATATGTTGCCCTCTAAGACACAACAAACAGATACTATTCAAATTGATGTATCAAAGAAAATATTAGACGAGATTGCAACAGAAGAGACTCGTCAATTAAAGTTAGAGACCACTAAGGAGGTTCCAAGTGAAGATAATTCTTGAAAAAGACGAAAAGTTAGATAAACCGAAATATATAGCTAAACACTTTGTTGTAGAGACAAATGAAAAGGATGCTAAGAAATTAGAGTCATTTAGTAAAGTATTAATATCGGTTGCCTCTGATATGGGCTTAAAAGCTTACGAAGATGATATGCAACGTCTTATAGGTGCTGATTATTGATGGAAGAAAGCAAAAAGAAAGAAATACTGCTTCGGCTTAAAAACGACATGATGATGTTTGGGAAAGTTTGTATTCCCAATATGTTTTCTGCAAAGTCGCCTGATTTTCATTATGACTTAGCTGGACATGTAATGAATCTTGATAATAAGCAGATAAATATCGTTGCTCCTCGTGGACACGCTAAAAGCTCTATTGTTGGCGGTATTCTTCCTATGCATCATTTATTTTTTGGAGAAGGTAAAAAATTAATAGTTCTTGTATCTAGGACGCAAGACCATGCAGTTAAATTGCTTGGCTTGATAAAAGATACGCTTGATTATAGCGACCAGTGTCGTGAAATGTTTGGCTATTGGGGCCAACATTCTGCTAAAAGCTGGGCTAAAGCTGAGATAGAGTTAAAAGATGGTTCAATGATAATATGTAAGGGAACAGGCCAACAGTTACGTGGAATAAAAATCGGGAACCAGCGCCCTAGTCTTATTATCGTTGATGACCCTGAAGATGAAAATAACACTAAAACAGCAGAAGCAATGGAATCCAACTTACGTTGGTTGCTACAATCAGCAGTACCCTCACTTGACCCTCGCAAAGGGCGTATTATCATAGTTGGCACTCCGCAACACCAGCGGTGTTTAGTAGAAACGCTAAAAGATATGAAAGGATGGCTTAACTTGACTTATAAGCCTGATTTTGATAAAGGGTATGCTTTATGGGAAGATTGGTGGTCTATAAAAAAATTAAAAGAAAAAAAAGATGAATTAGACTCTATTAACAGGTTATCTGTCTTTTATAGAGAGTATATGTGTGAGATAGTAGGTGACGAAGACCAGTTGTTTAAATTAGAGGATTTAAATTACTACCAAGGAGAAATAAGGCATGATGCAGAGGGAAACGCTGTTTTAGATATTGTTTCCCCACAAAAACGAGAAGTGCCTGTTAATATCTTTACAGGAGTAGACCCTGCGTCTAGTACGAAACAAACTGCTGATTACTCTGTAATCTTTAACATAGCAGTTGATAAAGACGGCAATCGTTATGCTTTGCCTTATTACAGAGAAAGGGCTACTCCTTTAAACTTAGCAGAGGCAATTGTTAAAAATTATAAAAAATATCGCTCAGAGCGTACTCGCATAGAAAGTGTTGGCTATCAAGAAATGTTACGAGAGTATGTTATTAAACGCAGTGAGGAAGAAAACATATTTATTCCTGGGCTTAATATTCGAGAGAATCCAAGAAACAGTAAGTCTAGACGACTGGAAAGCTTACAACCGATATTTTCCAGAGGAAAAGTACACATATTAGATACGATGCAAGATTTAAAAGACGAGCTGTCTTTGTTCCCTCGTGGAAAACACGATGATTTATTAGACGGCTTATATTACGCAAATAAAAATTCGTATTCGCCTCACCACGAAGTGGTCGAGGCTCATGCGTTAAAGAAATCAGTTATTAATAGAGCAAAAGACTGGTTAATCGCATAAAAGCGTAGAGGTTCCCTATAGCCATTTTGGAATTTCGCCTCCAGAATGCCCCATCCAATTCACCCAGAAGTACAAAAGTCAGAAGAGTTATTAGACGATTATCAAGAACATCGTCAATCGTGGGCTAAACAAGCTGTTGAAGATGATGAGTTTCGTAATAATTCTCAATGGACAACTAAACAGCAAAACATATTAAAAAACAGGGCGCAATCTCCAATTGTTGATAATGTCATTCACCCAGCAGTTGAACAAGCTAAAGCTTTACTTACTGCAAATAAACCAAAGTTTCAATCCACAGGTCGTGATGATAGTGATACAAAGATTGGTAGGATTTTTTCTGATGTTATGTCTTATATCTGGGACACCTCTAATGGGAATACAGAATTAAAACAATGCATTGATGATTATTATGTAAAAGGCATGGGTGTACTACAAGCGTATGTAGACCCTATGAAAGATTTTGGTAGAGGAGAAGTATGCTTAAAAAGCATTGACCCTCTCGATTTATATATTGACCCCTCCTCTAGAGACCCCTTCTGTAAAGATGCCAGCAATATTATGGTTGCTAGACTTTTTACAGAAGACCAAATAAAGACAATGTACCCCTCTGTTAATAAACCAGTAGGCAAAGACAAGGGTACATTGCTTTCTCAAATGACACAAACAAGTAATGAGCGTTATCCTGGCTCTAGCAGAGAAGGAAATGAAGACCAGCAAGTTGGGCCAATTACAGATGATGTAACAAATGTAAGAACGTATGAAATCATTGATAGATACGAAAAAGTAAAACTTCCATTCTGGCATTGTCTTGATACAACAAATGGTCAAGAATATGTACATGACGATGAAGACTATCAAGCTTTTATAAAGCAACCAGCTATGGTCGTGGAGACTCAAGGTCAAACAAATTTTGTAACAGACATATATGAAGTTCAGCAATTAATGCAAATATACGAACAGACTGGCGGTGTATTTCATATGATGATGGATATGCAAACTGGGCAACCTCAAATGATGGCTGGCCCAGAGCATGAAGAATCAATTCCTGGCTCAGAGACAAAGTTAGCTCCAGTTTCCTATGAAGAGCTTATGGAACAAGGCATTATTATTTGCAATAATGTTTTAGTCGATAGAATTAAACGAGTATTGTCAATTGGCAGAGTATTAGTTGCTATGCACATAATGGACATTGGAGAATATCCAATTGTAACTGTTATGAATAGACATAATCGTAATCCATATCCAATGAGTGATGTGAGATTTATCAAACCTATTCAAGAGTACATTAATAAAATTACTTCTCTTATAATAGCTCACGCATCTTCTTCAACAAATACAAAGCTACTTATTCCTAGAGGTTCTATGAATAGAAAGCAACTTGAGGAAGAATGGTCACGGGCTGGTACTGGCGTAATTGAATTTGACCCTGAGTTAGGACAACCTGTTGTCGCTGGGCCAGTTCCACTACCTAATGAACTTTACAAAAACAGAGAAGATGCAAAACAAAGCATTTATCATATTCTTGGCATTCACCCACTTCAACATGGTGACCCAGCTTCAGCTCCTAGTACTTACAAGGGAACTGTTGCGATAGATGAATATTCTCAAAGAAGAATTAAGTCAAAACTAGATGACATTGAAGCCTCATTAAATCAAATGGGTAGAGTGATTGTTAGTCTAATACAGCAAACATATACCGATGAAAAAATTATACGAGTAATGAAACCTGATGGTACAGAAAGAGAAACAACTTTAAATAGCCCTATATACGATGATATAACAAATGAAATTATAGGCAGAGTCAATGATGTAACTATTGGCCAATATGATTTAATAGTTGTTAGTGGTGGAACACTGCCTTCTAATAGATGGGCAAGATTTGATTATTACATGAGTCTATATGAAAAAGGAATTATAGACCAGCAGGAAGTACTTGAGCAAACAGAAGTTGCAGATACAGAAAGCGTTCTAAAAAGAACAAGCATGTTGCAACAGTTACAACAGCAAGTACAACAACAAGAAGAACAGATTAAAACGCTGGAAGGAGACCTCCAAACAGCGCAAAGAGAATCTACAAGCGATAGAAAGCGAGTAGAAGTCGAAAAATTCAAGACCAAGTTAAATAAATCAGCTAATCGTACAGAACAGGCATCAAATATGTTTGAAATGAGATTAGGAGATGAATTAAACAAGGTCAAAGAAGAAACTAGGGAAATCGAAGTAAACCAACAAAACCCTGTTGCCGTTACATAACGAATAGGGAGAAGGATATAAGATGATTGAAGAACAAGAAGTCATTGCTGTTGAAGACCCAGCAATCCCATCAGATGATTTAATGTGGGACGAAGGAACTGAGACAAATGATGTAAGTGACCCCATCGAGCTTGAAACAGAAGCTCCCCTTGATAACAATGTTATTGAGGAAACGCCAGAGAATATTGAACAAGGCACTGAAGAACAGCGCTATCAATATTGGCAATCACGGTACGACCAAAAGGCAAGTGAATTTGATACTATGAGTCAAAAACTAAATGAATATGAAAAGATTGCTCCAATTGCGGAGTATATCCAATCTAATCCTGATGTTTTGAAAAATGTTGCATCTTCACTTTCTGGTGACACCCCACAGGTTCCCTCGCAAGAGAAATCAGTGGAATTACCACAGAAACCAACCCGTCCAACCAAACCAACTAACTATGATGCTACTGAATCTGTAATGGATGCAGATAGTGACTCGTACAAATATAGAGTAGCAATGGAAGACTTTCGTGATGGCATGATTGACTACCAAGAACAGCGTGAAGCTGTTGCTATGAATCAGTTACAAGCAAAAGAAGCTGAGATTGCCAAAAGGCAGTCTGAGTATCAGGCAGAGCAAAGCAGAAATGCAATGCTAGGTCAATTAACTGCTGAGTATGGTTATACGCCAGAAAAAGCACAGGCTTTTGTAGAATACTATTCATCTCCTGACTCTATTACTCTAGATAATTTAGTTAATCTAGACAAGTTGCGTTCTGCCCCCTCACAGCAAGAGGTAGCTACTCGACAGAAAGCTCAAACAATGGCAAGTCGTTCTGAAATGGCAAAGGTTCCAACTCCAGCAGGTATTGCCTCTGGTCAAGCAGAACCCCAGTACACAGATGAAGATTTGTTCAATATGAGTTTGATGGCGAACAAACGATAAAGGAAATTAGCTATGGCTAACGTAGTAACAAGCTCCCAAGGCGCCAAGAATCTTGGTGGAAGTGGAGTACTTTACACAGACCGAAGGGATTTCTATATCAAGCCGAATGTTGTTAAGGAACTTTGGACTGATGTAACGCCTTTTACCACTGTAATTGCAAATCAAAATACAATTTCTGGTATGAGCGACCCTACGTTCAAAATGTTTGAACACAGAAATCCTTGGCAAAAACAACAATTTCAACTTGCAGGAAATCCTGCTAGTGTAGCTAGTGGTGCAGAACTTGCAACAGCAGTTGATATTGATGGCCCAGTAGGAATTGAACTTGGAAATAATTTAGAAGGACTTATTTGTGATGTTTTTGCAAATAGTGGTGGTTCTCCAACTGGTGATTCAGTAGGTAAGGTATTAATAACAGTTGTTGATACTTCTGCAAGCCCAGTTGAGATTAAATTCAAGAACATTAGTGACGATGCATATGATGGTAATGATGATGACCATTTTTTAATCGTTGGTAGTGCATTAGGCGAGGGAACAAACTCTCCTGAAGCATGGTCTGATGACTTGAGCGTTGTCTATAACTCTACTCAGATTTTCAAAACACCTTTGGAAATCACAGGTACTCTTCTTGAAGCATCGCTTCGTGGTGAGTCAAAAGAGTTAGCTAGACTTCGTACAATGAAATCTCAAGAGCATAAAATACAAAAAGAACGCTCTTTCTTATTTGGTTCTAATCCAAAAGGAATTAGTGGCGGTTTTTCTGACTTAGAAGCTGTATCTGATAAAAATGGTAAAGCTGTTAGAACAACTACTGGTATCATAACTGCTTTAAAAGAATACGGAACAGCATCTGGTGATGCTCAAAACGTATTTGCTTCAGCTGATATTGATACTTATGGTGAATTTGTTGATGCAATGGAAAAAGTATTCCAATATGTACCAACTGTAGGCGTTAAAAAAGCGTTTGTAGGTGCTGGTGCATTGGGATATTGGTCTAAGCAAGGTAGTGGAACTACTAGTTCTTGGGCTAAAGACTCAGGTTGGACAGTTAATCTTGGAGACATGAAAAGAGATACACTAGGATTCAATTACAGAATGCTAGAAACACCTCACGGTATGCTCCAGTTAATTCCAACTCCTGCATTACGTGGCCCTTATAACAAACATATGCTTATTGTGGATGCGGATAATCTTTTCCACGCACAATACAGAGCGCCTCAGTTTCAAGCCTCAATTCAGGCTAATGACTATGATGGTGTTAAAGACCAGTATATGTCTGATGAAGGTATTGGTATTTCGTTACTCGAAAGCCATGCCCTAATGGTTACTCCGTAACAACGGAAACATAACAATAGTGGGGGGCGCTTTCTGCTCCCCACTTGCGAGGAACAATGGCAAATTTTAGAACACAAATAGAAAACTTAGCAGGTAAAAGTACGTTTAGTACTACAGCTGAAGAAACAGAATACACCGATATGCTGAACAATTTCTTGTTGCAATCAGCACGTAATGTATTGGATGTTTTATCTGATGAGCAAATAAAACAAAATACAATAGTATTAGAGATTTCTGACCATGCTGGAGCTTCTGTTACAAACGTAAAAATATCTAAAGTATTAAGAAATGGAATAGGTTGCGTTGAGGTTCCTTTAGAAATGAAAGCAAAAGTGAGTGCAAGTTCAAATAGTATATATGCACCAACTGAATCAAGCCCAGTTTATTATATTGAAGGACAAACAGCTACAGGTGCAAAATTATTTGTAAAACCTGACCCTACAAATACAATAAAAGCTCAATTGTATTTTATAGGAATTCCAACATCAATATTAAATACAGCTACAACAATAGCAAATTTTCCAGACCAAGCTGAATATGCAGTTATTTTAGGTTCAGCTGTCAGATTAGTTCAACATAAAATGAACACTTTATTACATGAAGATGAAGATGTAGAACTCGCTCAAGTTGTTCAAGGAGAATTGCAAGTTTTAAATCAAATGTATATGGTTGAATTAAGTCAATTAACCGATATGCCTATACAACAATCTCAAGAGGTTGAATAATGGCTCAAACAAATCCAACAACAACAAATTCCCCTACAATTTCAGGAACATCTACAAGTTATGGATACGGTTTAACTCAAGAACAGATGATTGAACTTGTAAGAACGCATCATCCAGCAATGTTAGAAAATGAAGCTAGAGTTTACTTAAATCAAGCATTAAGAGAATTTACAAAGAAAACAAAAATTTTAAGAGGAGTATTTACAAAAGCAATTACTGCCAATACAAGATGGTATCAAATAGACGATGAAATTGTTTCAATTAACATTGTTTATTTTAATGATGAAAGAATTAGCAGACTGCAAAGTACTCCAGAAAAGGATGCAATATAATGGCAAAAGTATATTGGATAGACAAAGACGCTATTGCAATTGCAGATGAATCTAATGGGAACTTGACTGGGCCTACAGCTGGAACTTTAACTATTCATGCCTCAAGACATGACTCTCCTTTTGTTGGGGTGGCTAATGGGGCATTGAATAGTGCATCAGTTAGAGTAGAAACAGGAATGAATGAATCCCCTGTAATTCCTGTAGAGTTTCACGAAGCGTTATGTTATAAGGCTATAGCGCATGGTTATGAAAAAGCTGGTGATATTAAACAAGCGCAATATTTTCTTGGAAAATTTGAAATGGCATGCGCTGAAGGTAAGAAAGAAGCTAACTCTCATAAATCAGAAGAAACTTCAGTTGTTATTATGGGAACAGAATTATAATGGAATTAAGGGCGTTAAATATTCACATATTTGGTGAAAACACCTGGGATGTTTCTGCTAATTGGGAAAATGCAGAATCTTATCAAGGTTTATCTAACAGTGAAATTAGAACAATAACTGCTCAAGACTCAATACTTAGGGGGATATAATGTCTTTATCGGGCAAGCAAATAAAAAATACTTACAAAGATATATTAACAGTTAATTCTGGAACAGATAATCAAGGTTTAGAATCTTCATTAAAAACAGTTGCTGATGGCGAAGGAGTTGCTTCTGCAATACAACTTTCTACTTCAACTTTAAAAATACCAGCAGGTAAGGCATTAGACGTAAGGCAAGGTTCATTTAGACTGCCAACTAAAACAACAACAGAATTAAATACACTCACTGGCGGTGCTGGTGATATAGTATTTGATAGTGCAATAGGGGTCTTCAAAGTTTGGAGGCCTTAACCACAAATAGGAGAATGCAACATGAGTAAGTTAACTCAACAAGAGATGGAATTCGTAATTCAGGCTATAGCAAATACAAGTATCCAAGCAAAGGATTCTGCGTTTGCTCAAGGTGTTCTTGAAAAACTAGGAGAAAGTTATCAGTCAATGATAAAGTCTTCTGACAAGAGCAATAAAAAGGCTGATAAAGCGAGTTCAGCACAAGTGAGTGCTTAACAAATGGCGTGGCGTGAATTAGCAGAAACCCTGCAACAAGCCAACAAGATAGCATCTTCCCCAAGTTCGGGGAAGGTGCTTAAAGTTTCGGCTAATGGTACTAGTGTAGAATGGGCAGACGATGCTGGAGGTGCATTTCAAGTTGTAAATGGAAATGCTGTTTTTAGTACTGGTAATATTGATACTGGTAATGCTACAAACAGAAAAATTGGTGATATAACCAATGACACTTTTTTACAATTTAAACAAACTCAATTAGAATTTACAGCAGATAACAATCTTGCTATGGTTGTGCAAGATACTAATGTTGGTATTGGCACATCCTCACCAGTAGAAAAGCTAGATATTTCTGCTGGTAATATAAGACTTGATAATCAACAAATTTTAACATTTGCAACTACAGATGCTAATAAAGGAAGAGTGGCTATTCAAGGCGATGAAGCAAGTGACTTTATAAGATTTAGAACTGATAATGCTAATAGAATGGCAATTACTAATAGCGGTATTGGTATAGGCACAATTTCGCCTAACAGCAATTATGCTTTAACTATTCAACAACCAACTGGCTCAAATAAAGATTACATACAAGGTGTTCAAGATAATGGTAGCAATACTGCTTTTAGGATTGATACCGATAGTGGTGATAATGTTGCTTTAAAATTATTTAATGGTTCGGGTGCAGAAAAAATAAGACTTGATGCTGGTGGAAAGTCTTTTGTAAATGATGTGTTTCAATTTGGAGAAACAGCAGACCTTAATAAAAATGTTATTCATGGAAATACACAAAATACTCTTACTTATTCTGTATTTCTTAAACACGCATTTAAAACATACAATACTAGTAGTGGTAGTGGTGCTTATAGCGATATTTTAGTTTTAAAGGGAGATGGTGTCGCTCCAGTTTCAGCATTTACTGGGTCAGTTGGCATAGGCACAACCTCACCTCTTGATTATGGAACAAGTGCAACTAATTTAGTTATTAAAGAAGCTGGTAGTGCGGGTTTAAGTATTATTACTGGAACAAGTAATACTGGTAATATTCATTTTGGAGATGGTACAAGTGCATCAAGTGCAGAACGTAGAGGAATGATAAGATACGACCATTCTTCAGATGATTTTATTTTTTGGACTGCTGGTTCTGAAAAATTAAGAATTACTGATGATGGTAAAGTTGGCATCGGTACACTAGACATTGACCATAATTTAGATGTTCATGGTACTTTAAGAGTATCAGATGCTATACATGGATTTCACGATACTAATGGTAGGGTATATCAAAGAAAATGGATTCAATTTGGCCCAAATTTAGCACATCATGCTAGTAGTAGTGATAGAGATATCACTTTTTTCAATGACCAAACCACAAATAATCCTGTATTAAAAATAGGTGGTGGTGGTGGATACACAAGTAGAGTTGGTATTAAAACAGTTTCGCCTAGTGAAGCTCTTCATGTAAATGGAAATATAAGATTATCTGATAATAATTATCTTGTATGGAGTGGAGGTACAAGAATATTAGGACAGTCAAGTTATATCCAAATTCAAACTGGCTCTACTGATGCAATTAGAATTGATAGTAGTCAGCGAGTTGGCATAGGCACAACCTCGCCTAGTCATCCATTGCACATTAGCTCAAATGTAGCTAATGGACAATTACTGCAATTACATAACACAAATAATGGAGATGGAACATTTATAAAATTTACTGGAGCGAATAGCACTAGTGAAGATTGGCAAATAGGTTCAGGTACATTAGGATATTACATTTATAATCTTACTGATTCATCTATGAGATTAATGGTTACAAACGCTGGAGGTGTCAAGTTTGGAGGTTCAAGTGGAGCTGATGTAGCCTTTGAAGGTGCAAATACTTACCCCGATATGACTTTAACTGGTGGTCAAGCTCGAATAATGTATAATACAAGTGCTGGTAATTTTGAGAATGGTATTCTATTTGATAATGGTGTAATTAAGTTTATGCGAGAATCTAGTACTTCAAATTTCTCATTTATACTTGATGCCAACTCTCGCATTAGTCTTAGTAATAATGATAGTGGTTCATCAAATACAATATTTGGAAAATCTGCTGGTAATTCTTTAATAAATGGTTCTCAGCAAAACGCTTTTTATGGTGAAGATTCGGGGTTAGACACTACTACTGGAACTGGCAATGTTGCTATCGGATGGAGGTCTTTATCTGAAAATACTACTGGTGGCAATAATGTAGCGGTTGGCTATTATGCTTTAAAAGGAGCAAATGGAAGTGCTACTAGCAGTAATAATGTAGCCGTTGGAGCTCAATCTTTGTGGAATGCATCTTCGGGTTCAAGCAATACTGCCGTAGGAACTCAGTCATTAAAAGCTCTTACAACTGGTGGTAATAATGTAGGATTGGGATATCAAGCGGGTTCAGCATTAACTACACCTTATGCTTGTGTTTTTATTGGTTATCAAGCAATGTCGCAAGGAACTAACGCTAGTCATATAGTTGCAATAGGACAAAATGCCTTTAACAAAATTGCTACAGATGGAAATGCTAGTAGAAATGTTGCTATTGGTAGTGGTGCTGGTGAATTAATGACTAATGGTCAAAGAGCAACATTTGTAGGATATTTTGCTGGTGGTAAATACGATTCAGGAAACGCTTTTGTAAATCAAACATTTGTAGGTGCTTCGGCTGGTGGTCAACATACTGATGGTTCTAGTAATACCTTAGTTGGAACTTTAGCATTAAATGGAACAAGTGGATTTACTGGTTCTCATAATACTGTCGTAGGTGCTTTAGCTGGATTTGGTTCAGATGATATTGATAAAGCAGTAATAATAGGTTCAAACGCCGTTTACGGAGCAACCACATCAGGTGCAGATGGTACAGTAGCTATTGGATATGAATCTCTTAAAGCTCTTACTTCAGGTGCTAGAAATACATCTATTGGGTATCAATCTGCTAAAAACAGTGCAACTGGAACTGATGGAACATTTTTAGGGTATCAAGCAGGCTTAAATGTTTTATTAAATTATAATACTGGAGTAGGTGCATACACATTACAAAAATTAGGAACAACTGGTGGCGGTGGAGCTGGAGAAAATAATACTGCTATTGGAGCTTTAGCGATGTCAGGGGGAGATGATACAGTTGCAAACAATACTGCTAAAAATAATGTAGCAGTAGGTTATGCCTCACTAGGAGGAGCAACAAAATCAAGTGATGGTTCAGCTTTTACTGCAAGTAGTTCAGTAGCAGTAGGATATAAAGCACTTACTGCAGTTACAACTGGTGGAAATAATACTGTAATAGGTCATGAAGCTTTATATTCATTAACTACTGGAACTGAAAATGTTGGAATAGGCAGAGGTGCATCATATAGTGGAACTGTTGCTAGTGAAAATATTGCGATTGGTACTCAATCATTATATACTAATACTGCTGGAAAAAGAAATATTGCAATAGGTCTTTATTCTCAAAATGCTGGAAATCTAACTGTAGAAGGACAAATAGCTAATAATGTTGCTATGGGTTATAGTGCAAGTTATAATAATGTAACTGGTACTAAAAATACTGCAATTGGAAATGAGGCAATGAAAGGTGCTAGTGGTCAATCGCATACTGATAATACTGCAGTTGGTTATCAATCATTAACTGCAATCACAACTGGAGCCAGAAATGTAGGATTGGGAGTTAGTGCTTTAGCATCTCTTACAAGCGGAACAGAAAATATTGCGATAGGTAAAAGTGCTTTATTATCTATAACAACTGGCAATAGTAATGTAGCAATAGGACAAAGCACAATGTCATCTGCTGATGGTGGAGAGGATATGAATGTTGCCATTGGCTATCAAACTATGAATTTAGTTAATAGTGATAGTGCTGACCATAATGTTGCTATCGGTTACCAAGCATTACAAACTACGCAAACTAGTAATAGTGTAGCAATAGGTAGAGAATCTCTTAAAGCTCTTACTTCAGGTGCAAATAATGTAGCAGTAGGTTACCATTCAGGAAAATCTATTACAGCTGGTTCTTCAAATGTAGCGGTTGGTTATCAAGCCTTAAATGTTGGCACAACAGTTACATCTAATGTAGCAATAGGCGGTGGAGCATTAGCTTCAAATATTAGTGGTAATTATAATACTGCGGTAGGGCAAAGTTGTTTATTGACAAACACACAAGCTTTTATGACCGCGGTTGGTTACAATGCATTAAGATTAAATTCAAGTGGTTCTGCAAATGTTGGCTTCGGCTATAACGCTGGTTATGGAAATAATACTGGTGGCAATAATACTTATATTGGTTATGAGGCTGGTAAGGGTGTATCTAATAATGCTAATGCAAACAATACTGGAATCGGTAAAGATGCATTAAAAGCGATTACAACTGGTAGCAAAAATGTCGCAATAGGTGCAAATGCTTTAGATTCTATAACTACTACAAATAATATGGTTGCGGTTGGTTATAATGCTGGTACAACTGCCCAACACGCTCAAACAGAAGGTGGAACTTATATTGGTTACG